TACTGCGTACCTACTCGCAGGCTGGTGATGCCGCTGCTATCCATGCCGCTGCTGCTAACTCGTTCTTGCCCTTCGCTCCTATTGTCTTCCCCCACGATGTAGACCAGAGAGAGAAAGGGTCTGGTAAGACGGTCAGACAGTATTACGCTGAGGCTGGCCTGAAGAACTCACTGGACTTTAAAAACCCCGATGGCACGATCCACGTGGAACCGGGCATTATGGAAATAACGGACAGAATGAGGAGTGGCAGGTTCAAGGTCTTTGATGACTGTAAAGGATTCTTCAGAGAGAAACGCCTGTACCACCGTGAGAAGGGTCAGATCAAGAAGACCAATGACGATATTATGGATGCCGTAAGGTACGGGAGCATGATGGTGCAAAGGTACGGAGTGCCCTTGGGTGGACATAAAGGAAAGCCTAAAAAGAAAAAAAGATTTAAGTGGAGCAAGTAATATGAGATTGAACGATTCAAATAGTTTTCTATCGAAAGTAAAGAAAGCAGGCATCACCGAATGTTGGGAGTGGCTTGGTGGGAAACATAGAATTGGATACGGAAATTTTTATATAAATTGCACAAAATATCAGGCACACAGATATGCTTGGATTCTTGAAAACGGCAAGATTCCTGATGGTTTATGTGTGCTACATAAGTGTGATAATCGAGGTTGCTGCAATCCTGCTCATTTGTTCTTAGGCACTCAAAAGGATAATATTGCTGACATGGTTGCCAAAGGTAGACATCGTGGCGCATCAAATAATAAAAACAATGCGAAGATAAATAGTGAGAAGGCACGAATTATTCGTTATTGGTGGTCGCTCGGAAATATGACACAAGAACGAATTGGAAAATTCTTTGGCATCACACAGACATCAGCAAAGGATGTAATTCATAACATTAGTTGGAGTAAGTAAGATGGCTAAGAAAAAAGTCAGTAAGAAGGTAGCAGCAAAGAAGAAAGCAACCGCGAAGAAGATCGAAGCAGCAGTCAAGCAGGAACAGACAGTGCTGCAAAAGATGCGGGCTTTCAAAGAAGCACAGGCAGCAGAATTCAATAAGCGATTCGGCTGATGGATGGCATAGCAATTAGAAAGCGGTATGACGAGCTATATAGTCAAAGGCAAACTCTCGACAATACCTTGCAACTCATTGAAAAGTATGTGGTTCCTTATCGTGGTGACTTCTTCAAGCCAGAGCAATCTGAATTTGAAGTCGAGTGGCGCAGACGGGGAATCTTTGATTCTACCGCGCCCATTGCTGCTGACCTGTTGGCAAGCTCTATCCACTCCAACCTGACCTCACCGATGATCCCGTGGTTTCAATTACGGTTTCGTACCGATGCACTCAATAATGTCGATGCCAATAAAGAATGGCTCGAAAGTGTACAGGATCAAATCTGGCAGACGCTCAGAGAGTCCGATTTCAATATGGAGATTGCCGAGGTCTATCTGGACTTGGTGAGTTTTGGTACGGCGATTCTGTTTCAGGAAGAACTCACGGATGGTGATTGGGAAGGTATGACCTTTACTGCCATGCCGATCAGACGTTCCTATTTCGAGAACGGTCCCGATGAAAAACCCCTCAGAGTCTATCGCCTGCTCCAGTACACCAAGTTGCAACTGGTAGAGAAATTCCCTGATTACGATTTCTCTGGTCTGACTGACAGTGTAGACACCAAGCACGATGTCGTATTCTGCGTGTATAAGCGTGATGGGATTACTGCAACCAATAAGAAGATGGCTCCCAATAAACGTCCGTGGGGCTATAAGTACGTGCTGCACCGGGATTCAGAAGTCCTCGATGAAGGTGGCTATTACGAAATGCCTGCCCATGTCGTGCGTTGGAAGAAAGTGTCTGGTACCCGTTGGGGGCATTCTCCTGCATTCGTCGCACTGAGCGACATCATGCAACTCAATACCGTGGTGGAAATGTCCTCTGAGGCCCGAGCCAAGGAGATTGATCCACCGATGAAGACCACTGAGCGTGGCATTATTGGTGATTACGATACCGCTGCTGGTGGTTTGACGATGGTGATGGAGATGGACGAGATGGATCGTCTGTTGCCACCGCATAACTGGCTGGTTGCCGATGCTGAGATTGAACGGTTACAGCAGTCTATTCAAAGCACTTTTTATGTAGACAAGCTGGAACTCAAAGAATCTCCTGCCATGACTGCTACTGAAGTATTGGCGCGGCTGGATCGTCAGCAGAGACAGTTTGCTCCGACTCTGGGACGACTGGAATATGATCTGCTCGATCCTTTGATTGAGTGGACTTATGATGCACTGGCACGGAATAACCTGTTGCCACCACCCCCAGAAGGTCTGGCTCTGGCTGATCTGGATATTGAGTACACAGGTCCGATTCCACGCTCGATGAAGAATGAGGAAGCACAGGGTACGAGTCTCTGGGTTGGTGAACTCGCTGGACTGGCACAGGTCATTCCTGAGATTCTCGATGTAGTCGATAACGACAAACTTGCCAGAGGTCTGGGCTTTGCCCGTGGTGTCCCCGCCACCTATATGCGCGATGAGGATGAAGTTGCAGCCATGCGTCAGCAACGTGCTGAACAGCAGCAGGCAGCAGAACAGATGGCGATGCTCGAACAGGCAGGTAAAGCCATGAAAGATGTGGGTGCTGGTGCCCAAGCTATGGAAGAAGGTGAAACTGTGCAATGACCAAGCTCAGAGATATTCAAGCCAAACAAGCTAAGATTTCTGGTGCGTTCGAGCGAGTATTCAACTCACCCGATGGTAAGGCAGTGTTGGAAGAATTGGAATATCGGTTTAATGGTACGACCCTGAAAAAACACAATGGACTGATTGACCCGAATGCCAGCATTGCTGCTGCCGGGTGTCGTGAAGTCCTCTTATACATTCAACAAGTGAGGAAACAATATGTCGTGGATGGATGACCTACCTACAGAAGTTGTAGATTCCCTGTCAGATGAAGTGAAAGCCAACCCAACGCTCAACCAGTACGATTCACTGGAAGCAGCATTGAACGGGCATATCGCTACCAAGTCGGCAATGGGACGCAGTATTCGGATACCCGGTGAAGATGCGGGTGAAACCGATAAGCAGGAGTTTTATCAGAAGTTGATGAACAATGCTCCGAACCTGATGGAGAAACCAGATTTCTCAATCAAGGAGCAGGCTGATGAATTCTATAAGACTCTGGGCAAACCAGATGAGTTCTCAAAGTATGAAAATCCAGAAGGATCAAACCTTGATACTGAAGTCGAGGCACAACTACGTGAAGTGCTTTACGGTGCCAATCTCACTAACCAACAGTATCAGGAAGTGGTATCGAAGTTGTCCTCGATGAATGACCAGACAGTAGAGAATAATCAGTTTGTACAAAAAGAAGGCATGGACGCTCTTGCTGGCAAGTGGGGTATGACCCTAGAAGGCAGGATGGCGCAGGCAAAACAGATGAATGAGGAATTTTATCCGGGCAGAAACTTTGATGGTCTAGCACCATCAGAGATAGAAGCACTGCATAACATTCATACCTCGATGACGGGCAAAGGCGCACAGGGTCCGAGTCAGCCTGAGACTCCACCGGGTATGACTCCGAGTGAGGCTGAAGACCAAGCTGATGAGATTATGCGTAGACTGCATGATCCCAAGTCAGAAATGACCAGAGAAGAAAAATCCAAACTGATGGATAAGCGAATAAAAATGCTGCAAACATATGTACCAAGGTTTGCAGAAGAAGCGTAAGCAGAGTATTTTAAATAAGGCAGGATTCGCATAGCCCCTGTCACTGGATTCACACGACCCGTAAGGCTACGGACTTCCGTGAAAACTTAAACTTTTCACACGGGAGGTAAATACCGTGGCTAATACTATTAGTAATGTCTATGTCGAGACATTCGAGCAGAATCTTCGACATACCGCACAGCAGGAGATTACACGCCTGCTCCCTTGGGTTCAGGTACGTGGCGAAGAATCCGAAAACCACAACTGGGAAAAACTGGGTTCCAGCGATGCGTCTGTTAAGTCAACACGCTTGCAGGCAACTCCGGTAGCCGATACGCCTTGGGCGCGTCGAGTAGCCGTTTCTCAGACTTGGGATAACGGTGAAAGTACCGAACAGGAAGACCCGGTACAGATGATCGTCGACCCCAACTCCAACCTCGTTATGTCTCTGGGTTATTCCATGCGTAGGGCGCAGGATGATGTCATCATCACTGCTGCCACTGCTGCTGCCCTTGAGGGCGATGGTACGACCACTGCATTCACCGCAGGTCAGACGGTTGGTGATTACACAACGGCTATCGACTTTGATGCGATTACCGCTGTCCAAGAAATCTTTATGGACAACGACATTGATCCGTCAATTCCAAAGGTTGCTGTAGTGGGTCCAACTCAAATCAGGAAACTGATGCAGTTGACCGAAAACACCAGTTCCGATTACGTGCAGGCCCAACGCTTGCAGCAGTACGGAATGGCTCCTAACTGGCTCGGCTTTGACTGGATTGCATCAACTCGCTTGCTGCACCCCACTGCGCCGGGTGATGACATTGATTGTCTGTTTATGACCAGACGCGCTATTGGTATGAATATTCCCAAGAATATCACTGCCAAGGTTGCTGAAGACCCCAGCATTTCATTCGCGTGGAGGCTGTATTGCTTCTCCGTAATGGGTGCAGTACGGGTTGAGGACAAGCAGATTGTTCGTGGTGCCTTTTCAGATACACTGTAAACGAGATGCCCCCTTCGGGGGGCTTTCTTTTTGAGGAATAGACGATGGGTTTAGAAATTACATCTACATCAAGAACCGATACCAAACCTAATTACACGACAGCAACTACCGCAGCAGCCAGTGTTGCTGTAGCAGATGGTGAGTTGGTTGAATTTGTGGGTTCTACTGTTCAGACTAATGTTGAAGCATATAACGGGATTCTCCAGTGTATTCAGGCTTTGCGTGAGAATGACTGGCCTAATCCAACCACTCTGCAATTTGCCA